CCCCTAAATCTTCTTCCCAATCTATAAAAGTTTTTTCTAATTTTAATTTTAATTCATTATACTTTGACAATAATTTAGCTTGTAAATGTTGTGCTTTCTTTTCATCAAAATAAAAACCACGGAGTTCTTGTTCCTTTGTTATAAAAGCTATGTTGTGTTCTAAGTCTATACTTTCCTTACTAAAGTTTTTAGACATAAATGTTTCATATATTTTTTTAGTAATCTTAACATCTCTTACACAATACTTTAACATTTCTTCGTCAAATACTTCAAAAGCTTTAGGATCGTTTTTTTTATATTCTAATTTTTTATATTGTATTCTTTCACCCCAACTAGCTAAACTATGTTTGCCGACAGCGTTTGTAGAAATTTTGCTTCCCGCCAACAACACCATATCAACGCTATTTGTAATGTCTGGGTAGATAAGGCGACTAAGACAAAGCGTATCGTGGACTAATTCTTTTTTATGAGAATAGTTTAATAACCTATTGAGAACTGGGAGGTCGTACCCAATACAGTTATGACCCACAATGAGATTGTTAGCGAGAAGTTCTGTTCCTTTTAGAATATCCTTTCCTGTAAAAATAAATTCTTTGTCATTTTCATCAATAATAACTAAACAATGTATTAGTGATGGATTAATTCCGTTTGTTTCTATATCAAAAAATAAAGTTTTGTTCATTTTCTTCGTATAATCTTCCAGTTGTTGTGTCGTAATTAATAACAGATGCTATACCAGTTTCTCCAGCAAATCTATTTTTTAATACACGTATTAATGTTTTGTTTTCATTTTTGTTAGAGTTTCTTTCTAAAGAAATTACTGCGTCAGAAAGCTGAGCAATACTTGAACTACCTCTAATGTGAGATAATGATACAGCAATTCCGTCAGTATGATCTTGGTTGCCGTCTAATCTTTTTAGATGAGCAACACAAACTAAACCTATATTTAATTCTTCAGTTAAAGTTCTAAGTTTAGTAAATAAAATATCTAAAGCTTTTCTTTCATCTACAATATTAAGACCAGATATTAATATAGATACGTGATCTAATATTACAAAAGAACAGTCTAAACCTTTTGCAAAAAATTTAATTCTGTTAAATACATTTTCTTGTTCTGTACTACCAAAGTTATTATATAAAAAAACTTTTCCACTACCTATAGTTTCTTTGTAAGCTTTTTCTAATTGATGATCTTCTACACCAATAATTCCAGATATATGTACTTTTTTATTTAAACTAATTCCTAAAATACTATGACAAGTTTTTTGTAAACTTTCTTCTAGTGGTATAATACCAACTTTATGATTTTGTTTTATTAAAGAATACATAAGTTCTTTTGTAAATAATGTTTTACCTACACCAGTACCAGCACAGACGGTAACTATCTCTCTGCGTCTTAACCCGTATAATTTTTTGTTTAACCCGACAAACGGGTAATCTGCTACAGCTGTTGGTACAGGTTGTTTAATTAAATCCCAAAGATCAGTACCAAAAACAATACCATCTGGTCGGTATTCTTTGGCTTCCCACATAGCTTTTATGATTTCTTCCCCCTTGTTAGCAACTAACATATCATTGACATCTTTTAGTTGAAACTCAGCTATCTTACATTTACCGACTGTAAATAATTCTGCACATTCTCTTGCAGCATCTTGACCGTAAGAATCTTGGTCAAAGAACAAAATTATTTGTTCAAAACTTTCTAACCATTCAAGTTGTTTTTTTAATGCCTTAGCTGCACCATTAACACCATTAGGTATTCCCACAACTGGGTATTTGTGGTTAAATAATTGCGATAAAGATATTGAATCAATCTCACCCTCGCATATACAAACTTTTTTACCACCTTGTCTCCAAAGTTGCTGACCGTAAAGTAAAGCATTATTTATATTTCCAGTTGTTTTAAAAACTTTGTTTTGAAATCTTAATTTTTGAAAAACAATTTGTCTTTCATTGTTATAGTAATTTGCAATTTGGACTACCTCATTATTAACTTTACCAACTTGGTAATTCCACTTTTGACAACTTTCTAAAGTTATATTTCTTTTAGTTAAAGGAACAAAGTTTCCGTAAACTAAATCAGTTTTAGTTTTATGTTCTTCTTTATTAATTTCAATAACTCCAGAACTACCGACATAAGTATTACAACTAAAACAAAAAGTATGACCATCATCATATAAAGAATTAGCGTCACTAGACATACATAAAGGATTTGTACAAGGTATATGTTTTACAAATTCACTTTGAACTTTTGGTTCTCCCATAATAATTCCTTATTGTTTAATGTTTATCCAATCTGCTGGTACAAATTTATCAGCATATTTTATTTTGTTTTTATTACACCAATCAGCGTAAGTTGTGTTAGATTTTTTATGTATTTTGTTTTTCGAATTACCAAATATAAACCTAATATCTAAGTTGGGATTTTGCTCTTTCACTAAAAGATGTTTCTTCCTGTCAGCAGAAGTAAAATAACCTTTTATTTCTATCAAAATCCCATTATCCAAAATAATATCTGGTTTGTATTTATGATGAGTAATTGGTTTAGTATATAATACTATTTTTTTTTCGTATTGAAAATTTATCTTACGTTTTTTTAAATCTTCTATAACAGTATTTTCTAAACCACTTCTATAATTAGAAGTCGAATTTTTCTTCGGAAACCGAACCATTTTTTTGCACAATCATTTTATTACTTTTGTCAGTTTCCTCATACTCAAAACCATCTTGCTCAGTAAAACCAAAATTATCTTTAGCTTGATTAGTTTCAGCCAGAGTTATTATTTGTACTGCTTGTAAAACTAAAGTAGCACCACAACCTAAGATATTTGTAAAATAAGGTCTAATTTGATATGCAACTTTAACTATACTACCAGAATAAACAATTAAAGGCGTAGTTATTGCCTTACCTTTAGCGTCAAATACTTTAACTGTTTTTTGGTATTCAACACCAGATTTAGTTTTACCTTTTGCTTTTTGTTTAAAATGAAACTCAATACCACCGTCTACTTTTTTATAAGGTAAGTATTCAGATTTCTTTGTAGATTTATTTTTAGATAATTCAGAAGCTATTTCCTTATTAATTAAATCAATAATAGGTTTTGCTTCTTTATCTTTTAACTTTAGTTTTATATTATAGACACCGTTTGCGTCAAATTTAGTATCTGGCGTAAACAAATACGGGTAAAATGCCGTACCTGTTGGTGACGTATAGGTTGTTAACTTTACTTTTTCCATATATTTTTTTTTGTTGAGTTATAGTTTCCAAGATTTAACTTGTACTTCCAAGAGTACACCAAATGTCGTTCTCTTTTATAAATTACATAAAAAAATACTTACTTTCCAACACTTTTTTAATGTCAAGGTCACCTTTTTCTGGTGGTAATTTTAACAAAAGTTTTTGTTTATTTGGTAATTGTTTATAAAAATCTTTGTACAAAATCATTAAGTAATCTTCTTCAAATAAATCAACTACAGATTGTCTAATAAATTTATGTAATAAATCTATTTTATTAGCGGTTGTTGCAAAACTATCGTGAACCATTAACAAATTAGGTATGGGATCTGAACTGTGTTTACAACGTAAAGCAACTGCTTGTGCTAAAGCACCGTCTAGACTATGTGTAATATTTGGTGATATACTACTTTGCATTTTTCTTGTATCAAATTTATGTAATTGTCTCCTTAAAGTTGTATAGACTAAAGATCCAGATATTGCGGTTTTAACTCTAAACTTTTGTAAGTATCTGTAATCTTGAATAACTTTGAAACCCATAGGAGTTACCCAACTCATAGGTAAATTAGCTTGTGAAAATAATTTTGCTACATCTTGAAACCAAACCATAAGTTCCGATGCTTTAGGAACTTGTTTTTGTATGTGATTCCAATTTATATTTGCTAACCATTTACAGTCTTGAAAACCATCATCTTTTAATACTTTAGGTTTGCCTAATTCTAATTGTCTTTTGTATTCATCAAACACCTGTTCTCTTGCACCAAATTTTTTTAACCCGTACACATACGTCATTATGTTTCGTTTAAGTAAGTTTCTTGTGATGCCAAATTGCAGCCACCTGTTAGCTTCGTATGACCCCTGACCAGCTAACTCTTTTACTTCTTTTAAAACTGATTCTGCAACAATAGTGTAGATGTCTTGCGGGGTATCGGACGGGGTAACATTCACCTTCCAAGCTGTTTCGTAATCTCTAATTAATATACTAAGTATTTGTAATCCACTACAAGTAGCGTCCATCGAGATTGGCAGGTTACAAACGTAATCTAACCCGTACTTTTTGTATTCTTTTAAATGAAAACAAGCTTGTAAAAATTCCATAGGTTTATCTGCTTTATTCCAACCTCTGTTTTCAAAAGGATTGTCAGCGTAAGATAGCATAAGCTCGAAATTGTCTTCTGTAAACTTAACCCGTTCATCAAATGATATTTTATCATTACCAAAAGTATTGGAAGCGTGAACAAACAACCAGTAACGACCTCTATCTCCCAACTTCTCACCATTTTTAAAAACTATGATGCTTCTAATTTTTTGATCTGATTGATAACTTAAATAGTTTCCAATCGTATAAATTCTTCCACGTTTATCCATAAATAAAACAAAATAAAAAGAATTTTCATTTAAATATTCTTTAATAATTGATACAGCTATTGACGTAGACAAGACTTTAGAAACTCGTGCTATTTCGTTTCTGTATTCGTTTGTGCAATCTCTTTTATATTTTATTAAGGCTTCTTTATCTGTATCAACTAACTCACTTCTAAAAATATTCTTAGGTTTATTTTTTTCGTCAAGTAAACTTTCTCTACTTGGAAATTGACCCATATTTAAATCTTTGTCCCAGATAAACTCCATAACTTGGAACATAATTTTATCAATTTTAAACGGAACATTTTGTAAATGATTTATAGCCTTGTAAAAATCTTTATGACCTTGTTGTTGTAATTCTTTTAAATAATTAAAATCATTTGTTTTAATTAAAGGTTGTTTAGACAAGTATTCATTGTAATAACCACCATTAAAAGGACTGTTAAGCCACTCTCTAGGTTTAGACACCATTGGTTTATAATATGGCGTAAGAACACTACATTCAAAATTTTTCTTATCTACTTTTTCTTTTATTTCTTTTTTAAATTGTAGGTAATTAACTGTTCTGTTACGGGCTACGTTAATTGGGACTACTTCACATAACCCTGTGCTTTCAATTAACAAATCAATAAGTTGTTGACCAACTAAAACTTTTTTAGATATATCCCAATCTTGTACCTTAACTTTGTATTTATCTAGTGTGTGACTAAAAACTTTTCTTTTGTGTTTTACATTTTTAGTTCTTCTGTTTAAATCCGCAGCCACTTTGTAATGTAAATTTGGCATTTCTTTTTTAAAAATTTTTACTTTATACTCAAACTCAATATTTGTACCAATGGTGATTGAAGTTTGTAAAAGATTTTTATTTAATGCTATACTATCAATTACAGATTTTAAAGTAGTTAACGCTATGTTTTCGGTATCACCTAAATCTTTTAAAGGTTCTGCTGATGTCTTACGAACACCAGCTTTATCTGTGGCATAGCTTTCTTCTATGAATTTATTTATGCGTTTGGATAAAGGTAAGATTAAAGATTTTTGTATATAGATATACGGTGGGGTTACACTTAACCTACCTTTTTTAATATTTTTTTCTAAAGTTTTAAAATAGCGATCTCTACCACCGCTAATCATTTCTCCTTCTAAAAGTTCTTGTTTAATTTTAAGATCGTGTGGTATCATATTAAAAACATTGGTAAGCTAAAACTTCTACATCTTTATAAAAAATTCTTTCTACTAATTTTTCTTTTTCATTTAATACTGTTTTTGTTACAACTACCTTTTTAAAAGTATCGTGACAATTTACATTTATATTTTGTTTTACTTGAACTCCGTCACCAGTAATTAACCAAATTATAAAAAAACTTTCTTTTAACAAATTTTCTCCTTTATAGCTTCTCTCAAATCATCTTTTGTTGGGTGATTGTATCTTTGTGTCATTCTAATATCTCTATGACCTACAACCTTTTGTACTACCTCTATGCCAACTCTTTTCTTTAAAAGTCTAGTTATGTAAGTATGTCTAAATGAGTGTATGACAAAATCTTTTTCATCTTGCATATTCATATGCTTACGAATTACATTCCAACTATTTTCTATACAATATAACTTGTACGGGAAAGGACTAATTAAATTTAATTTTTTTCTTTTTTCTAAAATAGATTTAACCTCGTCAAACAAAGGTACGTACCTTGTTTCTCCGTTTTTAGTATTTTTTAAACAGATAAAATCTTTTTCAATATTATCCCAAGTTAAATTTAGTAATTCAGAAACACGACAACCAGTTTCCGCCAAACAAAACCACAAATCATTGTATTCTTTGTAACCACAATCTTCACTAATTTGCAACAACTTTTTTTGTATTTCAGATGTAAACGTAAACTTACGCTGGTTGTTCTCCGTTTCGTATTCTACCATAGGTAGTCCCCAGATAAAAGTAAACCCGCCCATACCCCTTGAATATGTTATCAATTTTGATACCGAAGCTAGTTTTCTGTTGATGGTAGCTGGTTTATACTTTAATGTTTCTCTACAATAAAACTTGAAGTTACGAAGTATATCTGTAGTTATCTCTCGGAACGGTCTATTTACGCCATACCATTTTAAAAATACTTCTGCATTTTTACAACTAGCTTTACCACTCTTTTGTGCTGACCACTCTCTAGTGTTAACTAACTGTAATAATTCTGTTGTTGTAATATTTTTTATTTTCATCTACCCAACTTGATTCGTTGTATATAACTCTACGTAAAAAACAAGTCAAGTCTTTTAAAAAATAAATTTAGTAGTTGGTCGGAATTTGAACTCGTTAGTTGGTCGGAATTTGAACTCGTGATAGTGAAAAATTTTTTTTTCAACTTTAGGTTGTAACAACTTAAGGTTGTACAAAGCTCAATACAATCTGGGGTTGTAAAAATTTTTTTTTGCTTCGGAATTTTTTAATATAAAAAAATTATAAAATTTGTAATTATAGTATGAATAAAATAATAAATTAAATACGGGTTAAATATTTATTGAAGGTATGATGCAGGTTAGCTGGTTACTTTGCAAAACCTAAAATATAAACTATTGGTATCATTCCGATAAAAAATAAAAAAGAGATCATAGGATTATTAATTGAAACAAAAAACATAAATAAAAAAAACATTAATAAAAAAAGTAAACAATAAAAAAAGATATTTTTAATAATGTTATTCATATAAATTTACGTGTTAAGTTTATATCTATTTCAATTAGTAGTTGTTGCATTTTTACAACAATACTAGTTATAGCGTATATGGTTATTAAATAAATATAATCAATCTAAGATTGTATAGGACATTTGTTGTATTTTTGCAACAATAAAAAAAAATTAACCTAGATAAAAGAAAAACAGTCTTTTTTAGTATTAATAATTATAGTTTTATGCTAATAAAAAATTATGTGTATTATTATCGTTGGAAAACCAGTTGATATTACGGAAAAAATAATAACCCGTGCTTACAATGGTAATAAAGACGGCTTGGGGGTTTAATGTACGTAAGAGACGGCAAAATAATTAGCGAAAAGTTTTACGCAAAAAAACTTAAATCTATTTTAAAATGTTTTAAAAGACACGCACCATTTACTGAAGAGATTGCGTTACATTTTAGATACGCTACGCAAGGCGACAAAAATAATTTTAATTGTCACCCGTTTATTATTTTAAATAAAAAACTAGGAGATGATTTTGATTTGTCTTTAATGCATAACAGTCCCACATTACCCGCACCAATACTTGATACAAAAAAAAGCGACACATATTTTTTTAGTAGATACATTTTAAAACCAATCATAAAAAATAAACCCGAATTATTATTTAATGAAGATTTTATAAAAACTTTAGAAAAAATTATAAACGCAGAAACTACAAGTAAAGTTTTATTGTTAAACAGTTTTAATGCAAAATTTAATTTTCTTGGGGAATGGCACGACTTTGAAAAACTAAAAGTATCACAAACGTATTCAATAAAAGAATTTACGTACACGTATTCAAGTGAATTAAATAAAAATAATTATTATGATTATGGGAGTTACGTAAACGATTTTTACGGAAGATCATACAATTTTGAAGATGATAAAAAAGAAAAAAGAAAATTAATTTATAATACTTTAAAAAAAAGAAATAAGAAAAAAAACAAAAAAGATTTATACTTAGAATATCAAAATATTAGTCACACGTTTGATAATGGGAATAAAAAAGATATTTTTAAATTAATAAAAAATTTAAATCATAAGGAAATAGCTGACTTGATTACTGAATTAAGAGACGACAAAAAAATACTAGATCAAGTAAATAATATTGATAGTGATGAAGATGATACAATTCAAGTTAATGATTTAAAATATGGATATTAAATTTTATCCGTTCATTTCGGTTGATAAATATTTATTAAATAATTTACGACTAATAAAAAATGAAAAACAGTCTTACGTTACTAAAAAATATTCGGACATTTTTACAGATATAAACGATCTAGATTTTTATAATACTTTACAGCAATTTTTAGGTAACGGAATGAACAGTTATTTTAAATATTTGATACGTTCTTTAACTACTACAAGTGATAGTGCTATTATTGATCTAGTAAGATTACAAAACAAGGATCTAAAAATTTCAGTTAGTTTAGCCGATTTGTTAAATGCTTTGATAATACAAAATTTTTTTAAACGAGTTGATGAAAGCGAAACACTTTTGCAAGATTTTCAAACGTAAAAAAGTCGTGGGCTTGTCGTGTTGCGTAATATGTTTACGCACTTTCAAAGTTACAGATTTTCAGATTATTTAAAAAATAAATTTAATGATAATTTTAAATTTTCTTGTTTATCTTTGTTTGATTGCTTACTACTAGCAAAATGTAAATTATCGAATGAGTTTGCATTATTTTATAATCATTTTTTTTTATTGTTGTTACGAGATCAAGCGGTATATAAATTACTTTTCAATAGTGCGGTAACAGATGTATCTAATTTTTTAATAGATTTAAATTTTGATACCCTATTAAAAAGCCGAGTTGGTAAATGTGCTGTTACTGGTTTTTATTTTCATAAAGATCAATTAATTTCTTTTTACAACATAGATAAAAAAGAACACGCACTTAAAATTTTTTCAAGTACAGATTATAGAATAAATAATTTTTTTAAAGCTGACGAACAAAATTACATTTATAAATATTTTGTATCAAACGTTACTAGCCAAAAAATCCCGAACACTATTAATAGTTTTGTTAGATTAGATTTGAGTGAGAATTTCGGAGTAAGTATTAAACAAGTCCCCGAAATTAAATATATTAAAAGCATAAATACTTCCATTTTTGCTGATGACCCGCATTTAAAATCAACGAATTATTTAAGTAAGTTTAAAAGCAATAATAATCAATTACGTTGCTATACCGATAATGTTTTAAAAGTCCTCGATCAAGTGCTTTGGCATAATGAAGATCAAAAAAATACCCAGATGTACGGACTAGAATTAGAATGTTACGCATTAGAAAATGCACCGACTACAATAATAAAAGATATTGAAGAAAATTATTTAAAGGGTCTTTGTATATGTAAGTCCGACGGGTCTATTGATCAAAGTAGAGGACTTGAAATTGTTACGACTAAAATGAGTTTTGAATTTATAAAAAATAGTAACTTGTTTTATAATTTTTATGAAAAAATAAAAAATTTAATTGGCAGTTATGAAAGTTCATCTTGCGGTTTACATATACATATAGGACGTAGCACACTTACGAGATTACAGATTTTACGGATTATTAGATTTATAAACAATTCAAAAAATTTTAATTATTTATTTCAGTTGGCGGGTCGTGCATTTTACAGCAATACATATTGTAAGCCAAAATATAAAGATTTAGATTTAATTCAGTTAAGCAATAAATTTAAAAATCAAAAAATAATAATTGATTGCGAAAAGTATAACGCAGTAAACATAGCTAAAAAAGAAACAGTTGAATTAAGAATTTTTAAAGGCAATAAAAGATTTGATGTAATTAACAGATACGTAGAGTTTACAGATTGTTTAATTAATTATACTAAAAATACGAAAATAAGCTTAAACGACTTTTTAAGTTTTGTAGAATTTACGGAAAAAAATAAAAATAAATATCCGTTTTTGCATAAATGGCATAATACTACTATCATACAAAACGCAAAGCCGTTTGATAAAAAATTAAACACAGGGTACGCATTTCCGAAACTTTTAGAAAAAAGAAATATAGAATATAAACCTATAAAATTTGAGATCCTAGAAAATCTAAAATTACCAAAAGTTAGAAGATCAAGAAACAGTTTTTAAAACGTCCTTGCTTAGGTACGTCCCGAACCCGTTTTGTTAATCCTTGATGATCTAATGCAGATTTTTTTCAAGTGAAAATATCAAAAAAGCCAAAAGAGACGAAAGAGACAAAAAAGCCGAATGGGTTGGAACAGTAGTTGGCGGGGACTACATACTAATTTAACCCGTTCAATTAAATATTATTAATCAAGTTTTAAGTACGGGTTAAAGTTTTTGTGTGCCGTCGTCAAGGACGTAAAACTAACTTTACCCGTATAACATTTACAACAGTTATTATTTTTGGCGTGTGCGTGTGCGTGGTGTGCGTGTTTGCGGTTGCAAACGTTTTTTTAATCCTGATCTAAAAAAAACTTCAAAAATTATTTGATCCGTAAATTATTTATGTTAAAAATGATCCTATGATTATTAACATTAACAAAAATTTAACAAGGCATATTGCGGTTAAAAAAATTAATGTTTTAAGAAATAAGTATTTTAATGCAGTTAAAAAAAATAGATCGTTTTTTACTTTAAATAAAAAATTAGTAGTAACGAAATTTGCAAAATTTTATTTATTGCACTTGGAAAAAAAATATAAAACTTTAAACTAATATTATGGACATTACTTTGATTTATCTTTTGATCGTCTTAGGTTGTATATGTACTGTAATTGGTTTATTTATTGCGGTTGATAAGATTGATAATTATTTAACAAATAAGTATTTAAAAAAACTAGAATTACAAAACCATATTAATAAATTAATAAATAAAAAATGAGTGAGAAAAAATATTTATTAATTTTAGATCAAAAAACTAATAAATTAAAAATGTTAGATAATGAAACCCCAGTTGTTAACAATGAAGATCCCGAACCTTATGAAGAAGAACATAATCGAGTAGACGAGGACGGGAATTGCGTTGATTGCGGTTATGAAATTGCTAGTTGCGATTGTTAAATAGATTTATGAAAAAACAAAAAAACAAAAAAGACTTTTTTAAACCTTTAAAAAATCTAGGATTTAAAAAGGTTAAAACTAATGACGGGTTGTTAATGTTCGAATTAACCCCATCAAAATTAAATCCATCAAAAAAGTAAGGGGATCAAAAAAAAACTGATCGCATTGGTAAACAAATAAACCAAAACTTTTTTCAATTTTTTTTATCTTTATTTAAAAAAGATACGCAGTCTTTTTTATTTTACAGTCTATAAACCTTACAATTACTAGTTGTTTTTAATTTACACGTTTTACGAGTACAACTTGGGGTTGT